AGGTGCCCCTACTCCCAACTCAAACCAAGCAGGATGTGTCACTCTAACGCGATTATTGGGCAACGCTATTATGTTTCCCGTCCATTCGCCAGCATCAAGAAGCTGCATGACATGACTTTGTTTATGCTGTGCGGGATCGTCAGCTATTTCACTTTCCGCATAGTCCACAGTAAACATATACCGCGCTGGGTACATCTTACCATCCACCTTTGCCATCCAAGGGCATGGCGTTGCACGGTCTAGCGTATAGACTGAATGATGATGCGAAGAGCAATCCCACGGCTGGGCATCGTGGACTGGCATGGGAGAAGGCCAGTCCTCTAGACGTTCATCTGCCACTAGCGCAGTTATAGGCATACGCGCCCACATTGCACCGCCATGAGCATTCTCTTCGCTACCATCGTCAGCCTCTGATCCAGTGAATATCAACTGAAAGCTAAGGCAACGATTCGGCATTGTCGTAACAGCAATAGCCATAGCATGCAGGAACTCGCCGTGATACCTCTCATGATTACAGGTATACTCACGACGAACCCAACACTTAAAGTATGGTATGTTACTTTGAAGATACGACATTAGTTCAATTGCACTATTTCATACTGAACTTGCCACCACGGGTGGCCGCGCCCATACCACGACAAATACTGCCGCCCTTAGCATAACCCTTCTTCTTCATAGAGCCGCCTTTCGCATAGCCCTTCTTTTTCATAGAGCCTCCAGCCATTTTCTTTTCAGGGTTTTGAGCCTTCTTCTTTTCAAGCTCACGAATTTCCCTAGAGGTTAGCCCTTCAAGGCCTTTTCGCATTTTGCCAAAAGTGCCCTTACCAGAAACAGCGCCAGCCACTGGGCTAAGAGATCCCACGATCTCAGCCATGTCTCCAGACTTTAGAGCCTTCTTCATGCCCTTAGCCCCCATGCCCAAAAGGCCACCAGCCATTTTCTTTTTTACTAATTTTCTGGAGCCGCCCATCATGCTGTCTAATTGCCGTTTTGCAGTGTCCTTAGCCTTCTTAGTCAAGACTGGCTCTGACGCGGGAGTATCGCGGTTACCAGTGTCATACTGTTTAGCTTTTCCAATAGCCCCAGCGATTTTCTGTTGTTTTTTGGTCATAGGCGCTTTGGCTTTCTTTTCTGCTGGCTTCTTGCCCTTTAGTAAATCACCAGCACCTTTCCCATCAGCCGCAAAGAACGGCATCTTTTTGCCAGCCCGCTCGACCATTTTTAACTTGCCGCCCTTGGCGTAACCTTTTTTCTTCATCATAATTTTAGTCTCCTAAGATGTGGTCACAGTGACCTTTCCAACAGATGCCACCGCATATTGGGCAGAATTCCAAACAGGGTTCCAGCCAAACAGTTGCCTACTTTCTACCAGAGATCTATCTGGCCTTGGGTTCCTTAGAGATTGCGGATCGTTAATCTTTACACGCCCTAAGAAATTCTGTGGTTGATCAGGATCCACTACATCCTTGCCAACTCTGAAACCTGTCTTAACACCATCCTTGTATTCATCGACAAGATCCTTGAGAGGGTATCTAAACCCTGTCTTGTCGCAAAAACCAAATGCTCGTTTCCCGCTTGCGTATGCCATTAGCCACCCAACATAAACGTATCGTAAGGGACAAATTTTATAGAAGCAGTTTCCGTGTCCTCTCCAGCCGCCAACTCAAACTGGAACTCATACTCCTGCTTCAGACCCCCCGCTGCCGCAGGATTTTTCTTTGTAGCCAAGTAATAAGCCATGCCCGCGACAAGTGCTGGTACGAAACGTGGCGGTATAGCTGCGCTTCCAGATATACCCGCTGAGAGGCCATCAATGCCTTTAAGCCTGAAGTACGCCAAGGTGTAAGTTTCTGTACTGTCTGGCACAGGCCATAGCGTTATTTTCGTTTCTGTTGCGAGTCTTTGGACGTAGATTTGGGTCGGCCTGCCTTGCGTGTTTTTGTTGCTTTGCTGGGCGTAGGTCGAGACGCTGACCCTTTCGAGGTTCGTGTCGGTTTGATTGGTTCCCGTTCCTGTTCGGACTTGATGTTCGATGATATCAATCGTTTCGGAAGGGAGAGTATAAGTCGCAGTCCCCGCTGTAATCGCAAGAGTGCCCGACTCAATAGTGAATAAATTAAGGCCACGGTTTTGCCACTCCAATGTTAAAAGGTTTAAGCTACGTCTGGCCGTTTTTAAATCGTAACCAGAACGCATCTCCATGCCTATGCGCTCATAGGCTTCTTCAAATATATCAGCTAGATCTGGGGTAACTACGGCCATCTATTTTTTCCTATATGCTTTTACTTTACTAGCAACTTTTTTAGGTTGAGCCACATGCTGCTTACCCGCTTTAGTCCCTTTACGCTTTGCCTTAGTCGTGGCCGCATACTCCTTGGAGCTAAGAGCCTTTATTGCCTTTTCAGGCAAGTACCGTTCACCAGTAGCCTTGGACCCCTGCGTGGATGGCTTGCCACTTTTGGTTGTCCACTTTTGCTTAGTCCAGCTTTTAAGGCTTTTCTGTGACTTCTTTAAGGCCATTAGTCTTTGTAACCCCCACCAGCTTTCTTGTACCGCTGCGCCAGCATTTGCGCTTTTCTTGCAGACCATTGGCCCGGAGCGCCACCCTTGCCCCCAGCCTTTATTTGGTTGAAGATTCTTTTTCTTTTCTCTGGCTGAGTATAGTTTCCAGCCTCATTAACGCGGCTCTTCTTTACAGAGCCGCCTTTCTTCATTTTTGAAGGGCCATCATCAACACGACTAGAAGAACGAATGGCATCAAGATCACGCATATCGTCGCCACTAGCAACAAATCCACCGCCCGCCATTTTCTTGGGGCTGGATCTTCCTTTAGTCTTTCTGACGGGCATAGCATCACCTGAAACCTGTTTCCTCATTTGAGCACGAGAGATCATGAACCCTTCTTCCACTTAGTAGATTTAGACTTTGTTTTGCTAGGACTCCACTTGGCTTTGTCCGCCCAGTATGCCGCAGACATCTTTCCTTTGGAAATGTTCTTGGCATGCCTAGATTTAAACGCTTCGCGCTGCCCAACCGTCTGGTTTGTCTTTACGCCTTGCTGACCAAAGCGAATAGTCTTAACCTTGTCCCCCTCTTTAGCCACAACGATATGTGACTTCTTTGGGTGATTGGGAGTGCGCTTAGGCTTGTTAAACCCAGACACTCCCGCTCTTTCAAGGCGAGGGTCTTTCTTCGGCTTATTCATAGAATATATCAGCCTCTAAAAGATTAGACATATGAAAATAAACGCCCCGTGTAGCAACAAAGCCTTGGTTGGGGATGCTAAAAGTATTGGCGAAGGTATCGTTAGCCGAAGTATTCTTACTCATTAACCAGCGTCTAGGAAACGTATTCGGACTAGGTGTAGTAGAAACATACCTACAAGCAGGGTCATCTGAAATGGTATCACTATTTAACATTGTAACAGTAAAGGCGTTAGCTGTAGTCACCGTAATTTCATAATTACCCGGTTGTGCCGTGCCCCCAGTTCCAGTGGAAAAAGCAATTCCAACAACATCACCAGTAGCTAAGCCATGACTAGAATCAGTAACGGTAACTGTAGTTCCGCTTTGAGCATACGTTCCAGATTCTGGTGCTGTTTCTGAGTCAAATATGTCAAGAAACCCAGCGCTTGAAGTCCCCACAACAGAAACCTCTTTAACTCTATGCCGCCCTAAAACAACAAAACCACTTTCGTGTCTGTGCCCTTGGAAAATTTGAGATATCGTGCTGTTGCCCATATCTTAGTCCTTTTTCTTTGGTGGACGCCCACGCTTTTTAGGAGGATCCGCGGGAGCGGGTTTCGCCGCCCCCTTACCCATGTTCAACTTGCCCATGCGTCACCTATCACACGGCTGCGCTAAACGGAGTTGCCTCTGTGCCTGTGGCCGCGCCACGGGCAACAACAGAAAACTTGTTTGCTGCTACGTCTTGGATTTCAATAGTGCCACCTAAGATGCCGCCAGTTGTGCTGCCATTAAGCGTGATCGTGTCTGATGCTGCAACAGTCTCAAATATAGAAGCTGTATTGCCGCCATCGTTAGCAACAATCGCTACGCCAGCCATTGTATCGTTAGAGTTTGCAACCTGAATAATGTAGCTGTTAGAAGTAACCGTTGTCTGAACGAAGAAGCGATAAATGTTTCCAGTTCCAGACGCCGCTGGCAATGTGACAGTCGCACCTGATGCAACATTAAGATTCATAGTACGACCAGCATTAGATGCCGCAGTCAAAGTAGCGCTCGCGGTGACAGAAACCAAAGAGTCTGATCCGCTAATAAATCCAGCAGTTGAGGTCACTGGACCTGAAAAGGTTGTTGAAGCCATTATAATACCCCTTGCACAAGGTTTCGCCCTACAGTCTGTGCAACGTCAGGTGGGGTGTAATCCTGTCTGCAAGGCTAATGTTACCCCATACGCAGAATACTATACTTTTTTTAAAAAAGAAAGGGGCTACCGAAGTAGCCCCAGTTAAACAGGGAGAAAGGTACGAAGAACCTATTCCCTATATAACATAACTTACGCTCCCTGAGAACCGTAAATTCCCAATGGGTCAGAAACACCGAACGAATAACGCTCACGCGCTTTGTAGCGCACGTTACCTGTGTCGAAGTCACCGTCCATTCCGGTTTGCAGCGCTGTACGTGTAAAGTGCTTCATACCGTTAGGTACATCTGTAGTGATAAAGAACGCATCTGTATCAGTCAGATAGTGGTTTACACGATAGCCCTCTGGGATAGATCCGTTTGAACGCAATGCGTTAAGATCGTTATCCGCTGTGCCTGTACGCAATTCAGTTTGCAGCAAACGAGTAGCAACAAACATCAAAGCAGGAGGAACGATTAACTTGCGTGGGCGCGCAGCAATCAACAAGCCACGTTCATCAACGAACGCTGCAATGTCAATAACCGCTTGCTCAAGCGAGGTTTCGTTCAAGTCGGCATCTGTAGATGGGCGGTTAGCATTGTTACCGCCAGCAACAGTTGGATGCGAAGTTGAGAACAATGTTGCCCCGTCACCTGAGTTAAAGGTGTCAAAGCCAGTGTTCAGCAACGATGCTGCCTTAACCTGCTTAGTGTACGCCATAGCGCGAGCTAAAGCCTTTGTGTAACGAGCAGACAGTGAGTCATACAAGTTATCTTCCATCGCTTCTTCAGTGATAGAAAAGCCCATTGCAACCGTTTCGTGGTTGTAACGAGCAACGAAGGACTCCTGCGCGTTGTCGTATGAGATCGCTGAACCTTCTGGTTTTACTGGCGCAGCGCCAAAACCAGACAGTTTTACTTCCTCCTCAAAGCTACGCTCTGAGTTTTCAGTTTCATAGATCTCAGCATGTTCGTTTTCGTACTTTTCGTACTCAAGACCAAACAAGCCGTTAAGACCGGGTAGAAGCTCCTTCAGGAGTTGTGCGCGAGAAATAGCCATATCTCAATCTCCTATGCTGAGCCAGTTGTTGACGAGTGCTGATGGTAATTAAACTTACACACCAGAATCGGATAAGAAGTACCTTTCTCATCACCCTGATCGCCACCTAGATAGTCGATGATACGAATTGGGTTTTCAGCATCTGTACTCAATTCAGAAATATCCAGAGCAACACGGCTGATATTCAGCGTGGTGTTTGGAGCAGTCTGAACAAGCAAGGTGTTCTTACCGTAGATGTCACCAGTATTACTTGGCGCACCGTCAGCTTGGATTGTGAATAAAACATTAGGATCATCAACGACATACGCCATTGCATCAGATGCAACTGTTCCAGCGGGCCATTTTTGACTAAATGTTAATTGATTGGTGTTAGGATCTGTATACTTAACACCCATGAAGATTCCAACCATATCGATGGCTGTTGAATCGTCTCCAGTCGCGGCCTGCTTTTCAATTGTTGTTGCAGTACCCCCATCTACTAACTGAGCAATATCGCCAGTGCAGATGTTGGTGTTGTAACCAGACGCGATTGGGTATTGACGGAACACTTCTTGTGAACCGTTATCTAGTCTGCCAATTGGACGCAGACCAAAGGGAGCAGCAGTTGAAGACATTTGCCTTCTCCTTTTATCTACAATTTATATAACGGCACCTAGAAAACTACGTTCTATTTGCCAAACGAAGTGCGTGTTGACCTTTCCGCGGGTAGAACGGGCATACGTGGGTCATTTTCACGAAGGAAGTTGCGATCAACAGCATCAATTGCGTTCTGCGCTTGATCAAGTTGAGCGTCAATACGGTCTTCCGACACTTCCACAGGGATACTACAAAGCATCAAACCTCCAACTTCAATGTTGTCTTTGAACTTTGAATCAATGTCCGTAACAACATGAAGATCTTTTTGATCCTCCATTTTAACGGGAGTATACCCTTCACGAAAGCGTGAAGATACGTTTGGATTATCGGATTGTCCCAATAAAGAAGTGCGAATCCAACGGTATTTTACACCGTCTTTTGGTTCGGGGGTAGGAAGCATAGACGGCTTTACCCAAGATTTTTTGCGTTCACTACGGTCACGAGTTTCCGCAGAACGAGATCGTCTAGAATTTGCCATTTTTACTACCTATTAAGTTTCATAACTTGCGCCGCGTATTGTTCGTTAGTTAATCCCAGCCGTTTGGCGATAGCGGCTGCGGACGCTGTTAGCTTTACCTTGCGTGGGTTTTTTGAGCTTCTGCTCGCGGGAGCCACCACGTTACCCGTTTGACGTGTAGGTGAGGCGCTAACACTTACCTCTTCCTCGCCAAATTCCTCTGGGAAGCGACTTTGCATCGCTTCGTCAATACTATCATAGTACAATTTTGACCCTGCGGCAACTCCCGCTTCTAACAGCCTGTCATGTACTCCATAAGCAAACCCAGTCATTTCTTTATTCGGGCCAAACCAAGGGTTTTGATCCACCCATCCAAGATCAGCCTCTGTAGGCTGTGACTGTTGTTGAGCTTGCTGTTGCTGTTGCTGTTTCTGCAACTGCTGTGGGGGAGCAACTTGCTGTCTAGGCGTAGGCTTGTACGACTCGACCCGGTATTTTTCACTTTGTAGATTAGATAAATTTTCTTGTGCTTCCACAAGTTTATCTGGATCCCCAGACTCATAAGCCTGTTTATAAGCTATTTTAGCCTTATCAATTTCAGCTTGTAGCCGCCCCTTCGCTTGCTCAACAAGTACGCCCTCACCCTGCTCAAGAGTTTTCTTTAGGGAAGAGTTTTCGTTATGGACAGCTTCTGCGTACCGCATAGCTTCTTCACGTATGCGTTCAGCTTCTTCTTTAGCCCTACGCTCTTCGTGGTACTCATATTTAAGCTTTTTTATGCGTTTTTGTACGTTATCGCTATACTGAGCTACCTCGTCGTCTTCAGGTACATCAGGAGCCTCGCTATCGGCTCTACGCGGTTTGCCCTTGTCTTGCTCGGGAGTATCGTCTTCAATTTCTACCTCAAGATTGGAAAAATCATCCATATCTTCGGCTAAGTTTTGCGCTGACTCGTTCATACTCTTGTGTACCCCCGCGGATCATCGACAACAGCGTCAACTGTGTCGTCGTTTATAAGACGAAACTCTTTCCCGTGAATTTTAAATCTAGTGCCCGAATAAGACCTAAAAATTATAAAATCACCTTCTTTACACCAAGCGCCGTCAGGAAATCTCGTAGCATCTTTATATGCGGTCGGGCCAACTTTTAAAACAAACCCAACAATAGAGGCTGTTTCTTCAGCGGACTTGAGAGAGTCTGGCATAATAACGCCGCCCTCTGTCTTCTCGTCTATCTCTGGAAGAGCAATTAAGAGCCTGTATCCTGTAGGCTCTGGAAGCTTTGCTTGAGTCTTATCGTCTACAAGAGAAGCTTCATCGACTTTTACTGTCGCGTACATTATTCACCTTTGCAGTAGCTTAAAAGGCCTACCGTTACCTTGCGTGGCCCACCCACGTATTTTGAAACCTAGAATAAAAAATTTTAAGTTTCAATATATCTTTTTTCTAATTCTGCTAAATCATCCAGAATTTTGTTGTACGCGCTATACTCTCCAACAGACACCCAGTACTTGTCAGACGTAGCAGCGCCACCTGTAGCTAGGTGTTCCTGTATACCTTCTTTGTATTCGTTTAACCTACGTTCTATTAAACCAAACACGCTATGTTCACTCATTTTTAAGCTCTTTCGCGATTTCAAGCCCTATTTTTGCGCCCGCAAGTTTATCCGCTCGGTTAGACTTATCCATATCCGCTGCTATTTTTGCGCCTACTTGAACACCTACTCGCTTATCTTCTGATTCGATGCGTTTTTCCTGAAGCTCAAGGTTGTCTTCAGCTTTCTGCTGATCAAGCTGCAACTTCGCTTGATCCATTTGCATCTTGTGCTGAAGCTCTTGCTCCTTAATAGCAAGTTCGCGCTGTTGTATTTGCGTAAGCGGATCTTGTTGCTGCGCCTGTGCTTCTGCTTGCTGCGCCTCTTGCTGACCTTGCTGCAATACTTTTTGAGAAGCTTCGGCAACAAGTTTGGAAAGCTCAAACTCTGCGTCCTCTGGAAGAGGTGCCTCTGGATCTGGCAATTCAACACCCAGCTTTTGTTGTATTTGATTGCGGTATTCCATCGCAACATGCTCAGTGATATGCGCGGACATAGCTGATTGTATTGCGCTGGCAAACGGTGACTGACCAACCATCTCTTGTATCTT